AGCACAAGTTACTCCGCTTGCAAATAAGACTGCACAAAAATCTGAAAACCATTTTAATATCAATATCTATGCTGACGGAAAGTCAATTGATGATATTGTTGACGAGCTGATGCCAAAACTGAAGCTTGCACTATCAAACTTGTAAAGGAGACAGACAAATGGATATTTATTTGAGTGTGAATAACCGAGAACAGGTTCTCCGTTTGCCTGTTCTCCCTCCTGAATTTACGGTTTCAAAACCTCACTCCAATGAGACCTTTGAAACCGTAACACAGGGACAACTAAAGCTCATCGGAAGACCTGCGTTAAAGAGTATATCGTGGAGCTGTTTCTTCCCGGTTCGAGATTACCCGTTCCTTCGTGACAGAAGCGACACAGCTTTCGGTTACCTCTATACTATAGACACTTGGGTAAAACAAAAATTACCCATACGGCTCATAATTACAGAAACACCAATCAACATGGCTTGCTGTATAGACGACTTCTCATACACCATAAAAAAAGACGGTGATATGAACTACAGCATAACACTTGGCGAAGTGCCTCTTTTATAGGGGGTGTTCGGATGAGTGAAAACTTTCAGCTTTTTGCAGATGGTGTTGACATTACAGCCTATGCCGGAAATATCTCATGGCAGAATACTGTTGATGAGCTTGCCACTTCACTTTCTTTTGAGGTGGCAAAAACGGACACAAAATACTTAAACTTCTACGCACCGCAAGAAGGCGGCATTGTAAGCATTGTAACGAATGGTGAGATTTTCAGAGGAATTATTATATCTGTTGATGATGGTTCAGAGACTGTAAACAAATACACCTCTTGTGACTTTGGGTGGTATTTGAATAAGTCCTCCGAAACCTATCAGTTCAATAAGATGACTGCGAAAAAAGCGATAAAAAAGATATGCGAAGATTATGGCATCCCCATCGACACAATTCCTGATCTTAACACAGAAATTACACAGCTCTACCTTGACAAGGTGCTGTCGGAGATTATCAAGGACATCTTAAAGCTTTGTGGCGGAGGATATAACCTTGATGTGACTCCAAGCGGTGTGCGAATATATAAGCTCGGTGACCTTTATGCGTACCCGGAATTCAGAATCACTCCGAATACACGGCTCATATTCTCTCCTTTACTTCGTGGGAGTGTTTCTCATTCCTTAAGCATTGATGAAATGAAAAACAGCATAAAGGTCGTTACCGAGAAAGACAGTGTCTATTCTTTGAAAGCAACTAAAAAGGACGATGCAAGTATTGAAAAATATGGCTTGCTTCAAAAGGTTGTGAAGATAGACCCTGAAAAGGAAAATGCGAATACTGTGGCAGATACGCAGCTTGCCGAACTGAACAAAAAGAAAGAAACATTCTCATGTGAAATCATCGAAGCCCTAAACAGCTATACAAGAGCAGGCTCGGTTATTACAATCGGTGATTTGAACTATCTCATTGAAGGCAGCGGTCACAGTATTAAAAACGGAAGGCACTATGTAAAACTTGATTTACGGAGGTGGGCATCATGAGTGGTATTACTGAACTTGCAAAGCTCTTCAAAGAAAGAAATAATGATGCCGGATATTCTCCTATGTTCGGTAAGATTATAGAGCTTCCGAGAACAAAAATACGAATCAATGAAAAGGTAATATTAAATGACAGCCATCTGGTTTGCCTGTTTAATCTTAAAGAACAGAATTATGATGGTGATTATATAAATCTTGGAAAAGAGGTTGTACTCCTTCCGTTTTCCAATAATCAAAAATTTATAGTAGTTGGGATGGTGATGTGATGTTTCCACAATCGAAAGAAATAACCGTCACCCAAAACACAGCTGACAATTCCGGCGGTACAAAAACTTATCTCTTTGATTTTGACAAGGGAGATTTTGTGGTGCTTGATGGTAAGCTCATAGAGTGTGACGGAATTGAAGCTATAAGGGTTTGGATTGAAAAAATCATCCGAACCGAAAAAGGCAGATACCAAATTTATGATGGTACTGAATACGGCTGCCATTTGGAGGATTTAATCATCGGTAATAACTACACCGTTGAGTTCATAGAAGCCGAGCTGAAACGTGAGATTGAGGAAGCTCTGCTTCAAAATCCTCAAATAACAAATGTCAGCAGTTTTAATCTCACAAGAGATAAAGGTTCAATCACAGTTGCATTGGAGGTGTATATAGGTGAATCAGGAGCAAATTCTATCACGGTTACTGTCGCAGATTAGTGATGAGTTCGACAAGACTGTCGGCTCATTTTTTTATGATGTTGATAAACCGCTTTCTGAACAAATTGCTATCATAAGTAACCGAACCGAAGAAATACTTAAAAACGGCTTTGCTTTGACAGCTACCGGGGTTTACCTTGACAGCAAGGTTGCAGAACAAGGTATCGTAAGAAAAGCAGCCACAAACTCCATTGTTAGTGTAACTTTGGTAGGAACACCCGGCAGCATAATTTCAAGCGGTGATAAGGTGGCATCGGATACACTCATCTTCACTGTAACAGAATCCACAACCCTTGATGATACGGGTTCAGCGACAGTGTCTGCAAAGTGCGATACCCCCGGCAGAATCGGTAATGTTCCAGTGGGTGCAATAAATCGTTTCCCGGTCACGCTCCCCGGACTGGTTTCGGTTACAAACACTATCGCAGCAGAAGACGGATTTGACGAAGAAACCGATGACGAACTTCGTGAGCGTTACTTTGAAAAGGTGTCCTTGCCTGCAACCTCCGGCAGTAAGTATCATTACATCATGTGGGCAAAAGAAATCGGTGGTGTTGGTGATGCGAAGTGTCTGCCGCTTTGGAATGGCAATGGCACCGTTAAGGTAATCATAATCAACTCGGACAAGGGTGCTGCAAGTGAAGAACTTATTGCAGAGGTCGCACAGCACATTGAAGAAAACAGACCCATAGGAGCTGAAGTAACAGTGGAAAGTGCAACTCCGCTTGTTATTGATATCGCAGTTTCTCTTGTTCTCGCAAACGGGTATACAGAAGAAACAGCTATAGAAAAAATCTCCGAGAGCATAACTAAGTATCTGCAAAAAAATGCTTTTTCAGGTACTTATATTTCTTATGCACAAATCGGTGGTTGTATTTTGAATTGCGATGCTGTCACCGACTACAGTGACCTTTCCCTAAATGGTGGCACAGATAATATTGACATCGGTGAAACAGAGGTTCCGGCTTTGGGGGTGATTACTCTTGCTTAAGAAACTACCCTCATACTATAGAAAATCCAAAGTCATGCAAGAGCTGTTTAAAAGCATAGAGTTGGAATTTGAAAGGCTCAAGGATAAGGTTGCTCTTACTGAAAATCAGTTCTTTGTTATTTTGACGGATGAAAACATCCAAAACCACGAGCAAGATGTGGGTTTAACACCAGACCCCTCGGCTGACATTGAAACAAGACGAGGTCGAGTTATGTCAAGGCTTCGTGGTACGGGAACAGTTACAAAAACAATGATGAAAAATGTTGCAGCGTCCTTTGTGAATGGAGATATAGAAATAATTGAATATCCCTCTCAATACTGCTTTGCTGTTAAGTTCACTTCAAGAACAGGTATCCCATACAACATAGCTGATATTCAGGCTATGGTTGAAGAAATCAAACCTGCCCATCTCGCTGTCGAATATATTTTCACTTATAGGCTTTGGGAAGATGTCATTGATACACTCCAAAACTGGACAACAGTAAAAACTTATACTTGGGATGAGGTATTGGTGTTTGAACACAAAAAAGTATTAAACATTACTGATGAAGGTGCCGTTTATTATACCACCGAAGAAACCGGGAATGGTACAGTCGTTTGGGATGGCACAAATGCATATGCAAGGAGGAATGAATAATGGCTGAAATAAAACCAAGTGATATTGGTCTTGCCACTTATGAGGATGTTGGTGAGGTCAAAAAATTAAGAACTGCAGCAAAAAATATAGTTGGAGCAATCAATGAACTTTATCAGAGTGGTGGCTCGATTACAAATGTTCTCGGTGAACAGCTTTATATTGATGGCGAAGATAATGTCGTCATCGGTGAGAACAATGTTGTTTATGGTAAAGGTAATCTTGTCATAGGTTCGAACAACATAATCGTAGGAGAAAATTTAGCATTTGTAACTGATGGCATTGTTAAAGACCACATCCCTTATGACGAATTAAGCTATGATTGGTTCGATGTATATAGCAATACCATGTGGTATTACTATTGGGGTGAAGAAGAATTTGTGCCTCCTTTCAAAGTCGGTGACAAAGTAGCAATAGAAGTATGTCGGAATTGGACTACTGAAAACTGGGACGATTACGTTAGTGTATATTCAGGACTACAGATATGCGAAATTATTGGCATTGACGAGTCATCGGGATGGTTTACTATCGATGGATTCAGTATGCAAACAGAGCCGCCTGACGATATACATATTATGGAAGATTACTCATATCCTGCTGCCTTCGTGGTATTAAACGATGAACATAAATTGGTTGGAACAAGCGGATGCATCTCTTTTGGTGGAACAGCAACAGGTGGAAAAGCCATGGCTGCCGGTGCAGGTCGTGCTGATGGGAACTATTCTTTTGCAGCTTGTTCGGCTACAGCAACTGGTGCGTATGCGGCAGCTTTTGGGCTTTCCCAAGCAACCAAGAATAGCTCTTTTTCAGCTAATTCTGGAAGAAGCTATGGCGAATATGGTACAGCATTAAACTACGCTTACAACTATTCTCCGTACTCAACAGCAATAGGATATTATTCGAGAGTTGTAGGCAGACCTCTTAAAGCAACAGCTTTGAATACAACAAGTAGGTATCTGACTATTGACAGCACATATTCGCTTTCTGGAATATCCGAGGGAACAAAAATTTTAATGCGTTGCTACAATAGTGCTAACTCATTTGTGTTTTCCGAACAAACAGTAAAGTCTGTTAGCGGAAACACAATCTACCTTGATAGTTCTGCTTACATGGGGGGCAGCGGAAGTTATGCATATAAACTTTTCCCAGACGGATTGGTTTTTGTATGCGATTCTTCTACTTCGTATGCAAATGCATCCCAAACAGGCGGTTACTATACCATTGCTTCCGGCAAGTATACAAATGCAAATGGTTATCACACCATAGCTGCAGGCGAAGGTGCGAACATCTGGGGCAAGTATGGAACGATTACAGAACCATACTCACTTGCCCTTGCAAATGGTACTGCACACAAATCTCATGGTCTTGCATTCAAAGTTCTTTCGGACGGAAGTGTTCATGCTGATGCTGAATATACAACACCATGTGCCGACTATGCCGAGTATTTCGAGTGGGAGGATGGAAATCCTAACTCCGAAGACCGTGTTGGGTATTTCGTAAAACTCAACGGAGAAAAGATTGTCAAATGCGGTGAGTTCGAGAAGCCTCTCGGCATTGTTTCTGCAAAGCCTGCTATTATCGGTGATAGCGGTGAAATGCACTGGAAAGGTAAATATCTCACTGATGATTTTGGAAGAGTTCAATATCATGATGTGGTGGTTTCGGCTGAATACGATGATGAGTATAACCTTATTTCAGAGGAGCATATTGAAAGACAGCCCGTGTTAAACCCGGATTGGGATAGCACCGAAGAGTATGTTCCGAGAAAGAACCGACCTGAATGGTCACCTGTAGGGGTTCTCGGAAAACTTGTTGTTTATGATGACGGAACACTCAAAAGCGGTGACCTTTGCAGACCGGGAACAGATGGAATTGCTGTAAAATCCATTGAGAACGGCTATCCAGTATTGAAGAGAGTATCCGAGGACAAGATTCTCGTATGGTTTAAGGAGTGATAAATTATGCCAAAGGAAACCACAAACTACTTACTGAAAAAACCGCTTTATTCTGATAATGCGGATATTGCAGTATTGAATGAAAACTTTGATGAAATAGACGGGGCCTTGACTCCGTCTATTTTAGCTACAGATGCACCGGGAAGTTCATCACGTGGGAAACTTCAAACTGTTCTTGGTTGGATTGCAAACCGCATAAAAGCCATTACAGGACAGTCATCTTGGCAGGCTGACCCATCGGTTAGCCTTGAGGAATGTGCTGACCATATTAATAACGGAACTCATGCAAACGCAACAACATCAGCTAATGGTTTTATGAGCAGCACTGATAAAACAAAAATGAATAATGCAACCAGTTCATATACTGCAAGCACTCTTATGATGAGAGATTCAAGCGGACGTGCAAGAGTTCAGAATCCGTCAAACTCATACGACATTGCAAACAAGACTTATGTTGATTCAAACTTTGTAAGAAAGAATGCTGCGACAACGATGACCGCACAGCTTACTGCCTATTCAAACACTTCATATACCACAAAACAAGTAAGAAATATTGTACTGTGGACAAGCGGTGATACCCCTCCGGCAACAAGTTATGGTGACATCGTTATCAAGACATTTTGAGGTGAGTTATGGCAACTATAGATTTTGTTTATGAATATCCTTATACAGGCTATGGCGAAGAAGGAAGATTTCAGAACCAATGGTCTGAAACAAGAATAACAAGAAATGGTTCTTACACATATCCTATGGTTTTCAACAACACAGTAACCGGATGTAAACATTTGAAAATCAGTATTGAAATTATAAATACAGGTTCAGGCACTATTTATGACAGAAGTTGGGATTTCTTTGTTTGTAAATCTTCCGGCAGTTGGGTGGAAATAGAAACTTTCACTTTGCCGGATACGGGACTTTACACAATCGACTGCGATATAAATAATCTCGACATTACAAAATTTTGCTTCGTGCCATCCTCGGACCCCGGTTCGAGCCGAAGCTGGGATTCTTGGTATGCTGTAGAATCAATAACATTGACAGAAAGTCTTGAACTGCAAGAGCTTGAAACAGGGAAATTCCAATATGGTGTCTTTGCAAATCGATACAATTCCCTTTATCAAAATTTGCACGAGGTGTTCGTAAATATTGATGGAGTTTTAGTTCCTGCAACAAATGTACTTGCAAATGTGGATGGAACTCTTATGCCTGTACGAACTGTTCATTCTGCACATTATACTTCGGAGTCTGATTCAACACGGGTCTTTGGATTTACACCGCCTACCTCTGGAACTTACTGTATAAGAGAAAAACGAGTATCAGGAGACCATGAACTTCGTCTATATGGTTCGGATTTCACAGAGCTTTATGACGGATATTTTTATGATGAGAGTTTCGAGCTTACTGCCGGAACTCTTTATTATATTTCCGTAATGCATTATTACGGTGAAGAAGAATTAAGCGAAAGCTATTTACAAATTTATAAGGAGGATTAACTTATGGGAAAAATCAAACTTTTTTTCACAGCAATTTCAACTTCAATTGCTTACATTTTCGGTGGGATGGATACGATGCTTTCCATCCTTATTATTTTCATGATTACCGATTTTGTAAGTGGCTTCACAAAGGCTTGGGCATTGAAGCAGTTTGACTCAAGCAAATTCTACATTGGTGGAGTCAAGAAACTCGGAATCTTGCTTATTGTAGCGGTGGCAGCACAGCTTGATAAATTCATCCATGTTGACAGCATGGCACTGCGAACTGTGGCTATCTCGTATTACATAGCAAACGAAGGTTTCTCAATTCTTGAAAATTGGGGCCAGTTAGGACTTCCGCTTCCAAAGGTACTCAAAGATGCACTTGCTAAATTAAGAGAGGAGAATGACAATGAATCTAAATAAGTTATTTTTAACCAACAATGACTGCTATAAGGCAGGCAAGAAAATCACTGTAAAAGGTATTATGGTTCATTCCACGGGTGCAAACAATCCGTGGCTTAAACGCTATCTTCCTGATGACGGAAAAATCGGTAAGAACCAGTATGGCAATCACTGGAACACTGCCCGTCCCGGTGGCATTCAGGTATGTGTTCACGGATTCATCGGCAAGCTTGCTGATGGTTCGGTTGCGACCTACCAGACCTTACCGTGGAACCACAGAGGCTGGCACGCAGGCGGTTCGGCTAACAATACTCATATCGGTTTTGAAATCTGTGAGGACGGACTGAACGATGCTACATATTTCAATGCAGTGTACAAAGAAGCCGTTGAACTTTGTGCTTACCTTTGTAAAGAGTAC